ACGTTATCATGCCTAAGTCTCCCTGGACTCGCTGGTTTGAACTTCATTCGATTGCGTTTGATGGTATCCGGTATCTGCGTAGGGGACAGGACAATTTCAGGGGTCAGCCGGTACAGCAATACCTTGAAAGCATCAATAATCTTAACATACCATGCTACATGCAGAAACCGTGGAGCGTCATTCCGCACGCTGTTCCTTTTCCTCTTGAGGCCATTCTTAAAGAGTTCCCGCGCAAGTATTTTACAAACACGATTTCATGGATGATAGCCCTTGCTATCATGGAGGGGTTCAAGGAGATCGGCATTTGGGGCGTTGACATGGCTGTTAGCTCTCCGCTGCGGCAGCAGAACGAGTACAGCCATCAACGCCCCTCTTGCGAATATTTCATTGGACTTGCTGAAGGCAAGGGAATCAAAGTCCACCTTCCCGATGAGTGCGATCTGCTCAAGAGTCGCTTCCTTTACGCAATCCAGGACGTTCAGGAAACCGCTTTCAATAAAAAGCTGGTTGACATGAAACAGTCCATGCAGAAGCGACTAAACGAGGCCGATCAAAAAGAGAACCTTTCTCGCAAGCAGAAGGAGCAATACATCGGGGCGCTCTCTTGTTTGCAGGAAGTCGAAAAGATATGGGGTAACGAATGAAAATCAAAATCGTTAAACCATGCTTCGATCAAGACAATCGGGTAAGACTACGGCCGGGTGACGTAGTTGAACTTGGAGACTTTGAGCGTGGTCGTCACTTAGCCGAGGGTAACGCGGTGCCTTACGTCGAAGAAAAGCGCGAGGCGGCGGTGGTGGCTCCACCTGAAATTAGGGTGACTCCGATAGAGCAACCAGTTAGCTTTTTTAAACGAAAGTATACCAAGAAGAAATAAATGGGAATCACCTTCATAGCTGCGAATAGTTCTGTTAGTGCTGCATCGACGGCGGTCAATGTCGTGCGTCCTGCCGGGACCACAACCGGCGATCTGCTGGTGGCGCAGGTATTCGTGGAGGACAATACCGACCGCGTTACTACCGTACCGAGTGGGTGGACGACGGCTGTGAACCGTACCATCGGAGCACGGGCTATCAGGCAATATGTTTATTACAAAGTATTGTCATCCGCAGAACCGTCAACGTATACCTGGGGCATAAACGCTTCAGATGAAATTATCGGGATGATCGCCGCCTATCGCGGGGCTGACTCTACAACCCCCATAGGCAACATTGGACTGTCAACGGTAAATGCCCAATCATCACTTGTAACAGCTCCAAGCATAACCGTACAGAACTCAAGCAACCTTGTCATCGTTGCGGGCGGTAACGCCTTCGGGGATTCGTGGACACCTCCGTCAACTGCGGGGGCGTTCACAGAGCGCGTAGACACGCGCACGGGGGCTGGCGCAAGCAATATATCCGCTTTTATTGCCGACCTTGTTTTCACATCTACTGGTGCAAGCGGAAGCCAAGTATCTAACTCAGTCAACCCTGATTATTACTTGGCGTCTCAAGTAGAGGTAATAGCGTTCATCGAACTTGTTAGTGTTACGGTTTCCGACTGTTCAAATGTACAGACGGCCGGTTCAGTTGTACTTACCGAAATAATCATAGACGAAAGTGTTTCATTCAAGGACGCCGATGTAAAGTTAGCTGATGGTGATGTCTATTTCTATCCGCACCTGAATGAGTTGACGGTTTCTGATTGCTACTCCATAAACGTTTCCGATGAAGTTTCATTCGGTCAGACGATCCTTCCGAACTCTGCTTTTAATATCACGGTGTCTTCTATTGTTGTGCTTGAGCAGGAGCACACATTGGCGGTGTCGAACACGTTGGGCTACAACATAACACAGGATGTGATGCTCAACATTGAAACAGGCATAGAACCAGAGCCTGTGTGGTTTGACACGGAAACGGCAATCTTCAAGGATCATCCTGATGGTCAATGGACTCCGCACGCCGTTACGTTGCTTGAGGTATCGAATTGCATACAGGAAAACGAACCTGAAGAAATAATATTCGGTGAGTTTTATTCGCTTGCGGTTTCTTCCGCTTATTCCAAAAACGTAGCGGATGCGTTGAATCTGTCAGAAGCTGTCACTCTGACATTGGGCAACGTTTATGACTCACAGGTAACCGATGCCGTTGTCCTGTTACAGATTCACACACTGACCGTTTCAGATGTTTACGATTCAAATGTCACCGGGTCTATTGTTCTGTTTACGGAGAGTGTTCTTACTCTATCGGATGTAATTCAATATAATGTTTCTGACACAGTTTTAATAAGTGTCGAAGGATTTGAATATGTACCGATAGCCGATGCGGTACAGAACAACTACGCAGATGCTATCGGCCTTTATCAGGAATATGTTTTAACGGTATCTGATTCCTATGATGCCAATGCTTCAGATACGGTTTCACTTGCTCCTCTCGATCAGGTAACGGTTGAAAATGCGTACAGCAAACAGGTAGCGGATTCCGTTACACTGTCAGAGTTAAATAACATTGTTTTAGCCAATGTTGTAAACTCAAACGTATCGGATGTAGTACAGTTATCCGAGCAACAGCAGATAGCGTTTACGGACGCTATAGTAGAGATTTACACGCAGGAACCGATTTTAAATCTTGAATCGGAACATACGCTTGAGATTGTCAACAGCATCGATGAACAATTCGTTGAATCACTTCTGCTCTATCAGGAGTATGTTGCAACTCAACTTGATTCGCTGCAAGGCAACTACGCTGATCTGATAAGGCTATCGGTTGAGGGAGAATTATTAATAAGCGATGCGGTGATGAACAACTACGCGCAAAGCATTGTTTTAGGTTTCAGAGACGGTTTCCTGGGAATAGTAATCAACCCATACCTGGTGAGCATGACTCACCTGATGAGTCTGAATAGCATGACACGCGATTTACACAGTGTCAGTAAAACACCGCATCGAACCTTGATGCAATAAAAAGGAGATTGAGAAATGGCAAAGTTCTGTAGCTCTATCATTTTGGACGCCGCTGCTACCGTTATTCGTGACCGTGGTGCGAAGATTGCCGTATGCACATCGGTTGCTATCACGACCGTTGACCTCGTACAGGCAAACATGCTGGCCGAAACTACACTCACGACCGGAGCGGGATCTACTTCATACACCATCGCAGATGGAGATGTCAGCGGGCGCAAGATTACCATTTCGGCACAGGCGTCGATTGCGGTGGCAACAACTGGCATAGCGCAGCAGATTTGTATCTACACTACTATCGGGACTACGGCGCTTCTTTATAAAACTGATGCCACGACCCAGGCTCTTGCATCGACGGCTAATAAGGTGACGATCCCTTCTTGGAAGATTGAGTTCAGGGATGCCACCTAACGGGGGCTGAAATGGCATTAAGCAACGAGGAAGTTGTCTGGATCGGACACGATAACTCCATCGATCTGAAGTTATATAGCAACAGCACGGCGGTGGAGTTGGCATCTGTTACCAAGATCACTCTTTCCCTTGGGACAGTTGCGGTGTCTTCGTCTGATGCTGCAAGCGGATCGATACGCTGGAACCAATCGGGTTATGATGTCGGGGAGATTCGCATCATGGCTGGCAGCAATACGGCGCTGTCTACAGGTCGATATGATGCTGCTCTTATAGTATATGACCCAGCGAACACATTGGGAGTCGTGTGGGATAATTCTATCCCGATACGGGTCAAATCCGACCCGTTGGCGACATAGGGGGGTGTAGCATGAGCTTAAAACGTGTCACAGCACCTTCAACCCAATGCGTCACTGTGTCAGAGGTTAAGGATTTTCTAAAGATAGGAACCACATCAGAGGACTATTTATTATTGAGCTTCATCAAGTCGGCAGAGAGTTACGCAGAGAACTACATGAAGCGCAGCATCAATAAACAGCAGTGGGAATTAAGGCTTGATGAATTTCCAGACCTTGACGAAAAGGTGACGGATATTGAGTTGCCGCGCCCTCCGCTAACTACCGTTACGAGCGAGGTGGTTGTTTCCTATATCGAGAATACAACTGCGGGAAACACCACTTCGTTAGCGTCAACCATTTATACCGTGGATTATTACTCTGAGCCGGGGGTCATCTATCCGGCCTATGATAATGAATGGCCTACACCACGAGATATTAAAAACGCTGTCAGGATTACATTTTATTCGGGGTATTCATCACCATCGAATGTGCCGGAACCTATCAAGCAATGGGTTAAACTGCGCGTGGGGTCGATGTATGAAAACCGCGAGTCGTTAATGGTAGGGACAGGCAACTTCATCTCAGAGTTACCGCACAGTTATGTGGATGGACTCCTGGATGAGTTCATGGTGCAATCGGTATGAGAGCGGGCAAATTAAATCGTCAAATAACCATCATCAGCCCTCGCACTACGGCCCGCAGTGCGGAGGGTGCGCCTATCGTGACACAGACGACGGTTCTCAATACCTGGGCCGCCGTAGAGCCTTTAAGCGGGTCTGAAATGTTCAGTGGGGACTACCGTTACGCAGATAACACGGTTAAGTTTACGATCAGGTATTCGACGGAAGGAATTGCTCCTACGATGAGCGTTGTCTGTACCGGAAGCACTTACAATATTATATCGGTGCTTGATCCAAGCAACGCACACAGCATGATGGAAATCATAGCGACTAAAACGACATGAGCATCGAGTCTAAAATATACAGCGCCTTGAGCGGATCGACGGCACTTGTAGCGATGGTCGGCTCTAACATCTACCCTGAGCACCGGATGCAGGCAGAGGCCCTCCCTGCTGTCGTGTTTGCTAGGGTGTCCGGTGCCAGGGTAAACCATTTAACTGGATATGCTAATCTTGAAAATATTATGATGGATGTAACGCTTTATACCAAGACGATTGAAACACGAGGTACAATAGGTGATGTTGTTATAAGCGCCATGACATCCTACAAGGGATGTACGATTTTGTTAAACGATTCACCGTCAGACTCATACGACGATGAGGTGGAAGTCTACGAGCGCAATTTTACTTTTTCGGTTTGGAACCGTGAATAGGAGGTAATAAAAATGGCTTTCGAGAGTCAAGGAACAGAGTTTTTCTGGAGCACATCGGGGACCGCCGCCTCTACCAGTACGTCGTGCATGATTGGTGAAATAACAGATTTTAGCGGTCCTGGAGGTCAGGCGGCTGTCATTGACGTAACGAATATCAACTCAACCGCTAAAGAGAAACTTGTCGGTCTGCGCGACGAGGGGCAGCTGTCTCTGTCCCTGAATATGTCATTCAGCGACACGGCGCAGAACACGATCAGAACAGATCGCGCCAACAGGACTAAGCGCAAGTGTGTTATCAAATTCAACGACTCAACCGACGATAAGGTTAAGACCAAGGCGCTCATGGATTGCTATTGCCTTGGTTTTTCCATTTCTGGAGCAGTTGATAACAAGGTTTCGGCCAACGCAGTGATCGAAATAACGGGTCCGGTGATCTATACTAATAGCACCGTGATCCCGCTACCGTAGGAGGATAAAGCAGATGGCTTTCGAAGCACAAGGGACAGAATTTTATTGGAGTGCGACCACGGCAGCAAGCACCGCCGCCGCTGTGCTTGTCGGTGAAGTTACTGATTTCAGTGGCCCCGGTGGCCAGGCGGCAATCATCGACGTGACGAATCTAAACAGCACCGCCAAGGAAAAACTGGTAGGGCTGCGCGACGAGGGTCAGGTTTCGATGAGTCTGAATCTATCCTTCAGTGACGCCGGACAGATTGCTCTTAGGGCCGATCGCGCAACCCGCACGCGCAGGAAATGCGTCATCAAATTCAATGACAATACCAGCGACGCGGCAAGGACCAAGGCCACATTCGACGGGTACTGCATGGGGTTCAGCATTACGGGTTCTGTTGATAACAAGGTGGGGGCCAATGCCGTTATCGAGATTACCGGCGGCGTAACTTATTCGAGCGTGATAACCTAAAATGTGGCAAGGGAGGGCGAATGTTAAACCGAGATTCTATCCTGAAGGCAAAGGACTTAAAAACCGTCGATCTTGAGGTCAAGGAATGGGGAGGTATCATACGTCTCCAGACCATGACCGGAAGCGCACGACAAGAATATTACCGCAGCACAGCAGGCAAAGACGGCACTCCTAAGAACGTAATGGAAGCCCTTATCGTAGCCTGTGCCGTTGATGAATCAGGCAAGCCAATTTTTACCTCCGCAGATATTTCAGAGTTAAGCCGTAAATCCTCTATTGCCATAAACACCGTATTTGAAAAAGCGGCCGAGTTGAACGGCCTTACGCAAAAGGCGGTGGATGATATAGCGGGGGAATGAGACGCCAGCCGGAGCGCGTGTTTTTGTTCCGGTTGGCAAAAGAGCTTGGAATGACGGTTAGGCGCCTGCTGAACGAATTGGATAGTCACGAGATTTCGGAATGGCTGGCGTTTTTTAAGATAGAACGAGAAGACGCAGAGTCTAAACCGATCAAAGAAACAGGCGATAAGCTTAAAGCGACGTTGAGGGGATTTCAGGAACGTAAATGAGGCGCACATATCTAAAAAATAAAGTCGTCATTGAGTGGTTCGGTGACGAGATTTATAAGCAGATAGGACAACTCACTGAACAGGATCAGGCAGTCGCATCTGTTAGAGTTTATGCTGCTGTTTTAAGGAATACGCCTACGGGGTCTTACAAGCGTTCTCTACGTCAAAAGTATGTCAATACCAAGGGCAATTTAATAACGATGAAGGGGTGGCAGAGGCGTCAACCGGGAACCCTTAAAAAGTCTATTGTACGGTTGAAGTCTCGATATAGCGGTGGCGGGTATATCATTTATGGTGGCAACTGGTACGCATACTATGCACGTATCGCTGAGTATGGAACCAAGATGCGGCGTCAGAAAACTACCGGGCGTTTTACGGGTGCAATGAAGGGTATCAAGTACATGAAAAAGGCCATCCGTGACGAACGCAAAAGGCTTATTCAGGCCGTGAAACAATCAATGACAACCCTACGCGGGATGAATAGTTAAAATGGCAGACGCAACCAAAGTCGGGAACGTATATCTTGAAATTCGGGCAGAGATTAAAAAACTGTCTAAGGATTTGGCAGACGCTCATGCTGTTGCAAAAACCGGGTCTGAAAAGATACAGAACACGATAAACAAGAGCCTTGATTTTGAGAAGATGAAGGCCGGGGCGGTTGCTGCTGGTGCGTCTATTTATGCGGCATTCAGGACTATCGGGCAGGCAATAGAGTCTGCGAAGGTGGGGTCTGTACTCGAAAAACAAGCTGCGGCGTTTAACAATTTGTCCGATGCTGCTGGTACAAGTTCAAAGCGGATGATTGAAAGCCTAAAAGCAGCGTCTAAAGGATTG